CGCGGATCTGCTCCATCGTGTCGAAGTGCCCGCGGCACACCACCGCCAGATACCCCTGGGCATTGAGCTTGCGAATGCGTTCATGCTGGCTGGACGAAATCGCGGCATCGTTCGGTGGCGTCGCCTTGAATTCGATGTACAAACCGAAGAACCCGCCACGGGCCATCGGCAGGACCAGATCGGGAATACCGGCCTTCACGCCTTGGGCCTTCAACTTCGCGGCAACGGCCTTCACGCGATGGCCACCGTTCGGGACGTGGTAGATCAGGTCAGCGACCTCAGGCATGCGGGCACGAAGCTCAGCCATCAATGCCGCTTGCTCCAGGCCTTCACGGTCGACTGGCTTGGCGCGGGTCGGCTTCTGCTTGAACTGCTTCATGGCGACCGGCGTCATTCGCGATTACCCCGCGCGATTCGGGCACGGCGCTCGAGACGGCGGATGCCCCACCAAAGGCCAACGGCGACGACCGTCATGAAAGCGATGTACAGATGAAGCAGCATGTCGTTCATGCCTTCTCTCCTGTGGTGATGTCGATTACTTCGAAAGTGTTCGGCCACATCAGGCTGCCAAACTTCTCGGCGGCCGAGCGATGTTCGAATAGCGCTACAGCGCGATCTGGTTTATCGGTGAGATCCCACTTGTAGGCGCAGCAATGCACGGCGTAGCGGTAGTCCGCTGGGTCTGTCTCCACGAGATTCGCATTAGGCACGAGCAGCACCTCGCGAACGCGAGGCACGCAGCTCGGCCAGCGCCTGGTTTCCGACCTTGGGAGTCCGCATAGTTACCGGCGCTGGCAACTCCGCTACCGGTACCGGCTGAAGCTGCTCGCCCATCCAGACCTTGCGGACCTGTTCCATGTAACGTTTTTCGAAGCTGATCAATGCCAATTCGCGACTGAGCAACGGCAGGCTGTGAAAACCGGCTGAGGCGGTAGCGTGGTAGACCGCTGGATGAAACCACTTGGCTACGGCTCGCATCGCCGGGTGGCAGTTGCGCATTGCCTGATCGAATGCGAAGTCGACGGTGGGCAGGCCGATCATCTCCGGAGTAGGCACACAGCCCTGAATGAATTTGCCCACGCTCGGAATGAAATCGGAAGGCTCGGCACGGCAGCGGATCAGGCCGATATCGATCTGCTCCTGAGTGCAAATGCCGTTCTCGACGAACGCCTGCAACCAGGTGGCTTTCGATTCCATGTAGGACTTCTTGTCTGGCCATGCTAGACGCCATGCGGTGCGAATCGAGCGCAACTGACGGAAAAGCTGGTTGATCACCTTGCCGGTTGCATGGGCCTGATCCTGCCGGGCCTGAGCCGAAACCTCAGTAGCTGCTTCGATGAATTCGCTGTGGCGAACCTTGGTCATGGCCTGAGCCGCTACCGTAGAAACCGCTCTCATTTCGAACCCCCATTCATCCATTCGGTGTTTTCATCGTCAAAGTCGTCCGAAGCTGCGGACGATGTAGTGCCGGCGGCGTTGACTCGCTCACGCTTGACCCAAGTGACCAGTCGGAAGCACCAGCCAGCAGCGGTGTCGACAGTCGAAGGCTTGGCGACGAAGAAACCCTTGAACCCTGAGACCAGCTCGCCGTTTAACGAGTCAGCAGGCAAGCCGGCGATTTTCAGTTGGGTCGCCATGCAGCTCTCCGGCAGTTCCCACTCGGCGAACATGGCGAAGCGTTGACGGTCATCGGTGGAGAGGGCCTGACGATCCTGCTCGGCGATGACTTTGGAAATCTCGCGCTGCTGCTCTTCGGTTACTTGATGGTTAATTGATGTATTGGGTGCAGCCGCTGCACCCCGTTCTGTCTTAGGCTGCACCCCGTTCTGTCGTGAGTTGCACCCCGTTGCGTCATCTGCACCCCGTTTTGTACGGGGTGCAGGATTTGCACCCCGCGATAGTTGAAGGTCGTAAACGACTGGTCGACGGTCATAACGATCAATGTGCACGGCGGCGATAGCTTGGTTGCCCTTCTGGATCAGGCCAACCTTCTCCAGATCGTCCAGCTTGTAGCGAACGGTGCGTTCGGAAAGGCCGGTGTCTTGAGCCAGGGTCGAGGCCGACGGGAATGCACCAGCGCCGTTCGACCCGGCGTAGTTGGCTAGGCACAGCAACACGTGACGCGCGCTTGAGTCTTTCAGGGATTCGGTGGGCAAAGAGAGCGCCCAGGACATGGCTTGAACACTCACAGCGAGACTCCGATATTCTTTTCAGCCAGGTAGGCAAGGCCTTTGGGTGTCACGAGGGGTTGAAAGGCAGCACGATCCTCACCGGTCTCCGGATCGCTCTTCAGCGCGGTGACCTTATGGACTAGATAGCCGGCGGTGATGCGGGGTTGGTAGGCGGTCCAGCGCTTGGATCCGCCGCGATGGAAGATCCAGCGATTTTTCTCAAGCCACTGGAAAAGCTTCGACGGTGGAACCTGAAGTTGTTTGGCGGCATCGCTGATGCAGATAGCACCGGCGGCGGACGCCAGGCGCTTGATAGCAGCCACCTTCGGTGCCTGGTCCAGGATCACCAGGCGAAGCGATTGATTTTCCTTCGCCTGATCGGCAGCCGCTTGCAGTGCCTCGGCATAGGTGGCCGGAATCTGGAACTGATCCGCCCTCGCCTCCAACTCCTGCCACCGATCGATGATCCGGGCGCGCAACTCGACGCTGTAGCCTGAGACCACCACCAGGCTGTCGCGCTGGGAAAGCAGGAATTCACGGTAGACCTGACCGTTCTGCGGATGGACGTAGGGGGTGTCGTTTGAAGAAACGACACCCTTGGCAACGTAGGTGCGGATGGTTTTTAGCACGTTGTCATGCGTGCTGCCGGTCAGTTCGGCAATCTCTCGAGACGACATCGTGTGTCGCGACACGTTTTGCGACTGACAGAAAAGTGTCGCAACATGGCGGGTATTGCCGGGGGAAGTGATCGTGTTCATAATGGTCACTCAAGTGTTTTGCTGTTGAAGAAGCCGGTCTAGCCACCGGCTTTTTTGTGCCTGCGATTCAGGCGACCTTTACTGACTGTTCCATCACGTCGAGTTCGTGCCGCACGTGATCGATTTCTTTACGTATGGCTTGTTTCTCGATCTGAGTTACGCGGCCGTCATCCAGCGCGCAGTGCACAGCCAGAGTCAGGTCAGCGATTTCTTTGCCCACGTGCATCATCGAAGCCGTTAGTGCCACCGGTGCCGGAGCTTCCTTTTTCACCAGGTCGAAACCGAACTGATCAGCCAGGGCGGCGAGCGGACGCATGTCACCGGTGTGCAGCAAGATCCCGAACAGGTGCTCGATGGTTAGGTGATGGGCATCGTTGTCGGGGTTGGCACGTTGCAGCAGGCTCACGTGAGGAACGCCCATCTGGCCGGCCAGTACCTTCGCTTCGTTGTCGAGGACCGCGCTTTGGCAAGCCCGAAGAAATTCGTCCATTCGTAAAACCTCTGATTTGTTTCAGTGGCTGCTCGCCACCACTCGTTGCAATATGTTTCTCAGGAATAGAGATCAGGCCGCGCCGCGAAGCACCTTGTGCGCAAGATCTACAAGATCCGGCCGTAATCCTGCGATGGTGATCTCGCCTTCTGACGCGTCCTGAAGACGCTCGGCAAGATCGGCAGAGGCTTTGCGATGACCGCCAGCAAGCTGCCAAAGGTGTCCGACAGTAGTCTTCGCCGTTTCAGCAACTGCTTGACGTCGGTCTGCGGCAGCGTTGGCGAGCCAATCGCGCAAGTGGTCATTCATAGGGATTCTCCTAAACGTAGGAGAAATTTAGCTTAGGGCTAATATCAGAGCAAGGAATATTTAGCTGTGGGCACATTTAGCATTGAGCTAAAGACTGGCATTCTTGCCCGCATGGATATCTATGCGATTCGCAAACGCCAATTGATCACATTGATCGGCGATCAAAAAAAAGGCGCCTGTGCCGAGCGTTGGGGGATGGCGCCTGCACATCTAAGCCAGATCCTTTCGGATAGGACCGCCAAGAACCTGGGCGACGATGTCGCTCGCCGGATTGAGGTGGTAGAAAAGTTGCCGCGAGGGTGGTTTGACTCCCTACCGAACGCTGATGAATCGACCAGCCCCGCGTCGAACGAAATCAGCGTGGCAACAGCTGCTGAGCCAAACTCATCTGCTGCTGATCAAGTGAAAATGATGCTTGCAAAGGTAAAGGGGCTTTCGACTGAGGCGCGAGATCGGATTGTCGCTGCCGCTGAGGAACCAGACGATGGCGTGCCCCATCAACTATCTGCAAGCCTCGCAACCCTGCGCCCTACCAACGAAGAAATCGTCATCCCGCAGTACGACATTCGCGCCGCAATGGGCCACGGGCAGGTCCCACCCGAATACACTGAGGTGGTTCGAAATCTTGTGGTGCGTGAGGAAATCTTGCGGGAGAAAGGCATCACCTACACCTCCAAAACATCGCTCGGAATGATCAATGGATGGGGCCAGAGCATGGAAGGCACCATCAATGACAAGGATTTGGTCATTGTTGATAAGGGCGTAAGGGATTTCATCGGAGAGGGAATCTACGTTTTGACCTGGCACAACGAGCTTTATATAAAGCGAGTCATGCGCCTGGACGAAGAGCATTACAGGCTAATTTCTGACAATCCACATTATGAAAACCAGACAGCTCGGATCGACGACGTAACCATTCATGCAAAGGTATTGCTGATCTGGAATGCCCGAAAAGCCTGACGGATGAACTCAAATCAAAGCCCGCCATAAAGCGCGGGCTTTTTTTCGCCTGTCAGAAAGGGGCCAACTCTTCCACCGCATCAAATTCTTCATGACCCTCAACGCGCGGATCCTCATCCGCGGGTGCTTCCCATCGAAGAGTGACGGATTCGTCCTCGTCGTTGAACGTCATCTCGATACCGTCCACATCGGCGAGAGCGCCCATTACCTCGTCCCATTCTTTATCGCCATCAGTGTCGAGTCGATGGATCATCGCCCACTTCCGATCCTGAGCTATTGGGTGGTTGATCATGTTCGAAATCCTGATGGTCAGGCGCTCCACTCCCGACATCGGCTTTGGCTCTTGAGGCTTTTTCTTCTGCGGACTTGCCATCAGCTGCTCCTTGATAGCTGGATGTACATACAGTATTTCAGGATATTAGCTTGATGCTAATGCAGCCGTAAAGGCCGTCCGTGAATTTCCGGTGTTTAAGTGCGCGAACGAAATATTTCACTGAACGCTAAATTATTTAGCTTCAAGCTATTGACTGATCTTTAGCTCAAGGCTAAATTTATCTCAACGCCAACACACAGGGCGCCAGAGCAAACCCAGCTCGACGCTCTTTAAAAGTCAGCGCAACAAACCAACGGACCGCATTGCCTCTACCGGCGACCGGCGAGCAGACAGGCCCGAAAGCCTGCCAACGACAGGAACAATCTGGACGGCTGCTCGATGGTGAAACGCCTTAACCGTGTGAATGACCCGGCAAGCAATGCACCCCGCCACCCCGGCGGTAATGGGAAAGAAATTGCACCTAACTGGAATAGTTTTTTCACCTCAAGCGCGGAGGGTTTGCACCAATGCAGCATTAACGGATTCACCCGCGTGGCGCAGTAAGCCTGAAGGCTGCGCCCAACACCCTGACAGGCAGCGGGCATCTGGGCCGTCGGTGTCACCGCGCACCAACCGGGCAACCGGTAGGCCACCCCAAAAGCTCAAGGTCACCGCTGATGATTCAAACCCAGGCTGTCGCCAGTAGCGGGCCTGGGAGGCGCTCACGTAGGGAGGTCTTCGTGACGCAAACAGAAGCCCGGTCCCGATCGGGCTTTTTTTCGCCTGCCTTTATCCGTCAGCACTCTCCCCTGCGCCCAACGGCAACCAGCAGGTGGCTCGAGTGCTGACGAATACACGCAACCCCACCGAGGAATCGCCATGCATCAACTACTTCAACAGCGAGTCGACGGGGTTGCCGCCCTGCGTGCCCGCACAAGCATTGCCACCGCCGCGTTCTACGCCATGATCGGCAAGGAGCAGCCCGTTCAAGAGATTCGCTACCAGGTCGTCACCAAGGGCAGCGCTTATCACATCGTCGAGCGCTCGACCGGCTTGACCAAGGGCTTCCGCTGGACCTGGAAGACCGCAGTCAATTTCGCCCAGCAACTGGAAGCGCGCGCCGACGGCATCAAGCAATCGCTGTCAGGTGAACGGAAATGATCGGCGTACCAATGCCCCACCCGCGAGACTCGATCATCGAGGACCTCAATCAAAAGCTCGAGCAATTCTTCGGCGCCGGCAAAACGGTGCAGGAAATCGCCAGCGGTGTCAGCGCTGAAGTGCCGATGTTCACCACCACTCACAGCAACAAGCTGCGCGCCGAGCGGGACAAGATCGCCCCAAGGCTGAAGGAACTGGCCGTGGCAGGCACACCAGTCGCCCAGGCCGCCAAAGAGTGTGGCATGGAAGCCAAGCGCGCACGGCTCATAGCCCGCGAGAACGGCTTCAAGTTCACATCGTGAGGCGGATCAACACCCAGGTGCGCCAGCGGCGACGACAGACATGGCTGGATCTACCAGCCCACGGAATTGAAGGGACAGGCTATGGCCAAGACCAACGCGGAACGATCAGCGAAAGCCGCGGCGAAGAAGAAGGAGCGTGGCGAAGAAGAGATTCGGCTGCACTGCCTGCCCGGCACTCGCCAAGCCCTTGCTGAGTTGATGGCCTGGAGCGGCCTCGAGGAACAGGGCGAGGCCATCACGCTGATGATTCACCACCTTCATGGATTAGGGCCTCAAAAGTCCGCCCCGCTGCTTGCCCCGCCGCGTCACGAATACGTAATCCCAGAAAACGTGTCGCGCAAACTTGAGCTCGCCTACAACCGCGAAGCCCTGCGCATCTGTCACGACGAATAACCACCCCTTACTGTCGCATCCGGTCACGGAGGGCGGCGCCTGACTGGAAATCACTTATGACCCCTTCCCACCAGATACTGGTCGGCGACTGCATCGACATGATGCGGACATTGCCGGACCAGTCAGCGCAGTGCTGCGTAACCAGCCCGCCCTACTTCGGGTTGCGGGATTACGGCGTCGATGGGCAGATCGGCCTCGAGCAAACACCGGCCGAGTTCATTTGCCGACTGGTCGAAGTGTTCCGCGAAGTGCGGCGAGTACTCCGCGACGACGGAACGGCCTGGGTAAATATGGGTGACAGCTACGCCGGCAGTTGGGGCGCGCACGGCCGCGACGATATGGGGGTCGGCGCCTCCACGATAAGCCAGCGCCAGGTGATGGCCTCGCAACGCAAGGCAAAAGCGAGAACCCACACTGAATACAAGCCTAAGGATCTGATGGGCATGCCCTGGCGGCTGGCATTCGCCCTACAGGACGACGGCTGGTATCTGCGGCAGGACATCATCTGGCACAAGCCCAACCCGATGCCGGAATCTACGCGGGACCGGTGCACGAAAGCCCACGAATACATCTTTCTGCTCAGCAAGTCGCGGCGGTATCACTGCAATATGGAGGCGATACGCGAGCCGGCGATCTACGGCGCCACGCCTACAGGTGTTGGATTCGGGCACGGTTTCGACGCGGTGACCAAGCCGCGGGCGACGGTACCCACTGGCTGGGACACCTCCACCGGTGACGGTGGCCACGGCGCATTTCACAAAGAAGGCGCCGAGCGAGCCAGGCGCGACAGTTTCAAGCGAGAGGATTCAAAGCGCGAGCAAGTGATCCCCGGCCAGAACAAAGGCACTCACCGCCCGGATCGTAAGGAAAGCACGTGGGACACCGCAACGAGGAACAAGCGCAGCGTCTGGACCGTGGCAACCCACAGTTTCAAGGACGCCCACTTTGCCACCTTCCCGCCAGACCTGATCCGGCCATGCGTTTTGGCCGGTGCTCCCCGCGGCGGGGTAGTGCTTGACCCGTTCGGCGGTGCCGGTACCACGGCGGTGGTCGCGATGCAGGAAGGCCGCAAGTCGATCCTTTGCGAACTGAACCCTGAGTATGCCGCCATGGCTGAACGCCGAATCGCGACGGCCTGGCTCGACGGCGCAGCGCAGATGGATGTTTTTCACGACGCAGCGCCAGCTGCCTGACCCCACACCCCAATTAAACAAATCACGCCAGCCGGCGAGGATCCTCTATGTCCGCACATCAGAAGAAACACCCCTTCGATTTCAAAACCCAATATGGACTTGGCTTCAGCTCTCAGGACGATGAGATCGTTGTCGACTTCTTCTGCGGTGGTGGCGGCGCCGGCACCGGCTTGGAGATGGGCCTGGGCCGAGCGGTCAACGTTGCGAAGAACCACAGCGCTCAGGCAATCAGCATGCACACCGTCAATCACCCGGGGGCCGTGCACTACACCACCGACGTGTTCGACGGTGATCCGGACACCGAGTGCGGCGGCAAGGCCGTAGGCTGGTTCCATATGTCGCCAGACTGCACGCATCACAGCCAGGCCGCCGGCGGCCAGCCGCGCAAGCGCGAGATTCGCAACCTGTCCTGGATCGGCTTGAAGTGGGCTGGCAAAAAGAAGCCCCGCGTCATCAGTCTGGAGAATGTGAAGCAGATCCTTCAGTGGGGCCCGCTGATCGCCAAGCGTGACAAGTCGACCGGCCGGGTGGTGAAGCTGGGCGGTGGCGTGGCTGAGCCGGGCGAGGTGGTTCCGGTCCACCAGCAGTTTCTGGTGCCCGACCCGAAGCGCCGCGGGCAGACCTGGGCTGTGTTCGTTGGTGAGTTGCAGCAGCTGGGCTACGTCGTTGAGTGGCGGGTGTTGAAAGCCTGCGACTTTGGCGCTCCGACCAGCCGCGAACGCCTGTTCATGATCGCCCGTACCGACGGCCAGCCGATCATATGGCCTGAGCCGACCCACGCCAAGCACCCAGTCAAGGGCCAGAAGAAGTGGCGCACCGCCGCCGAGTGCATCGACTGGACGATCCCAAGCAAGAGCATCTTCGACCGGCCGAAGCCGCTGGCACCTGCCACCTTGCGCCGGATTGCCAAGGGCATGAAGAAGTTCGTCATCGATGCCGCTGACCCATTCATTGTGCCGATCGCGAACTGGTCCGGCGAAAGTGTGCAGTCAGCGCACGACCCGCTGCGCACGGTGACTTCCTGGCCGCGTGGCGGTTCGTTCGCCATGGCCAGCCCCATCATCGCGCCAGCCACTCACCAAGGCAGCGATCGCATCAACGACCCGCACGCCCCGCTGCCGACGGTGACCTGCGCGAATCGCGGTGAGCTGACGCTCATCAGCCCAACCTTGATTCAAACCGGTTACGGCGAGCGCGCCGGACAAGAGCCGCGGGTGCCGGGCCTGGATCAACCGCTGGGCACCGTGGTCGCTGGCGGCGTGAAGCATGCTCTTGCCGCCGCGCACCTGGTGAAGTTCCGCTTTGCAGATGAAGGCAAGGCGCTCGATGAGCCGCTGCCGACCATCACCAGCGGCGGCAACCACCAGCGCCCGGCCGGGGCCGCCCACGCGCTGGGCGTATCCACGGTGTTCATGGCCCAGATGAATGGCGGTTTCAACACGACCGACGCCAAGAGCATCGAAGACCCGATGACAACGGTGACCAACACCGGCAGCCAGCAGCAACTGGTGACCGCCGACCTGGTGCACTTGCGCGGCAATTGCGATGCGCGGGACGCCGCCGACCCGCTGCAAACCATCAGTGCCGGCGGCAACCACCACGGTTTGGTCACTGCGTTCATGGAGCGTCAGTTCGGCGCCAGCGTTGGCCAGGCCGTGCATGAGCCGGCACCGACCATCACTGCCGGCGGTGGCGGAAAGAGTTCGCTGGTCGAGCTCCAGCTCTCGCCAGAAGTTGAAGCCGGCGCCCTGCGGGTCGCGGCATTCCTGATCAGTTACTACGGCACCGAGAACATGAGCGCTGCCGACGCGCCGGCACCAACGATCACCACCAAGGACCGGCTCGGCCTGGTCACCGTCACCATCAAGGGCACGCCGTATGTGATCGTCGACATCTGCCTACGGATGCTGCAACCGGCTGAACTGTACAAAGCCCAGGGTTTCCCCGCCGACTACATCATCAGCCACGGCGCCGACGGCAAGCCGTTCACCAAGACTCAACAGGTGCACATGTGCGGCAACAGTGTCAGCCCGCCGCCTATGGCGGCGCTGGCCCGGGCCAATGACCCATGGCGCGTTGCCGAACGCCAAGCCGAAGCAGCATAACCACCCATCATGGAACCGCCGGGGCATGCCCGGCATAGGACACCCCATGCCCACAGAAAACAAACAGGCCGAGCCACTACCAAGCCTGGCGACCGGTGCCGACCTCAATCAAGCAACCTGGGCTGACTTCGTCCAGCGCCTGCGCTATGACTGCAACGGCGCCGGCGTTAAATGGCACCATACAGCGGCTGCCCTGTTCACCGTCCAGACCAAGCGAATTGATTACGGATTTGAGCCGGAATATGCGGAGGGCTTGGTAGTCTGCCTCGAAGACCGAACCTGGTTCAGTCCAAAGGAATACTGGGACGACCTGGATGATGACGAGCGCGGAGAAATGGATGTCCAGGTCATGGCAGACCGAGAATGTGGCTTCCTCCATCTCGACGAAGATGACCAATGGGAGATCCTCCGCGAACTCGACGACCACACCGTCACCGGTTGGAACCATCGCTGGGAGATCGTGAATAGCCACTTCACGAAGGATGCAGCAGAGGCATTCATCCGCCGGAAAAAGCACGACTACGGCGATATGCGCGTTTACGTCGAATCCCAGTATTACGCCTGGGAGTTTGAAGCCATCAAGGCGGCGATCCTCGACGGCACGTTGAACTACTCGCCAAAGCCGATTGCGAGTGCCAATGATGTGGTGTCGACGTTGAAAACTGGTTTCTGATACGCAAGAATGGCCGTTGGCCATCGCATTGATGCAGCCACTTTTAACAGGGAAAAATGGAATGAAGTTAAAGTTTGCTGCCGCTCTCAGCTGCCTGCTCGGCGTTTCGAGTGCCGCTTTTGCTCAGTTGGAGTTTCAGTATCAGGAACTGCCTCGGGATAGATCTAGCCGAGAATTTGGCGCTCAAATTAAAGCTTTAGAGAAAGTGATCGACGGCCACAAGTGGGCCACCGATAACGGATCTGGATTCGTTCTTACCTCAATCCCAAACCCTGTACCAACCGCCACAAGTGACCGAGCGGTAAACGGCTTGTACTTTGGAATGCAACGCTTTGCTTACGATAAAGAACAAGTACGTACAATGCCTTACGAGCTTTATGCTAGGCAGAGTGAGCGAGTAGGCTATGTAGAGCTTTGGGACGATGAAAGCAAGGAATCAATGCATATAAAAATCATTGATGCCAATACACTTGAAGTTTTACGTTACGCCAAAGAGAGTGACGAAAAAGATCGACTCATATATAAAAAAGTAGCGCAGTTCGCTAAGAGCCCTCACGCCGATAGACTTGAAAGCGCGGAAGAAAGCGGCGTATTTCACTGATTTCAGGTAAATAACGGGAGGCACTTTTGTACCTCCCACCCAAGAGTTGGCGCATCCGCCTGTGCATATTTAAACAAAAGTCTCATCTCACTTCAGTAACGCCCTCCTCTATCAAAGTCAGCCGCTATAGCGGCAAGGACGAAGTCATGCCTGAAGAAACTGTTCTGATTGTTGCCCTGCCAGTAGAGCGCGATGAACAAGGCTGGTGGTCACATCCCAATTATCTGTCGGAGTTCGACGACGAGATCACCGAGGCGCAGTTTCAGGAATGGTGCCTGCGCCACCAGGTGGAAACTAAAGTCACCTTCATGGAAAGCGACGTCACCGTCGACGTGTTCGATTCCTACATGGATGACGGCCAGTACGATTGCTCGGCTTGGGAAATCCAGCATCCAGCCGAACCGGGCTGGTTCATCCTGTCGATTCACGACGCCGAAGATGGGCCGGTCTGCATCTGGGGGCGACGAGCGGTGCCGATACCGAAACTGCCTAGTTCGCAGATGACGCCATGATCATCCCAATAGCAGCCCCGCTCTACATGCTCTGGCTCATCTACAAGGGGCCGCGGCGATTACCCACCAACCGAAAGGCGGGATGTGCGCCAGCTGCGTGCAAGCCCACCGCAACTGCAGTCACCTCCACTTCAGCACCATGCCGGCGCTCGCCCGGGATGCTCAGACCGTGATCGTCCGGTGCACCGACTTCCAGCGCCGCAAGTAACCCCTCTTCCATCTACCAGCCTGCCGGTGAACGGCGGGCGAGGATCCCCTATGTCCAATCGAAGCGCGGCCCAAGTCGCGCCTGTCCCTCCCCGGTTTATCCGAGCCATGGATGCACCTGGCTACTTGGGCATGTGCCGGGACGTATTCAACAAAACTGTCCGGCCGAGCGTTCGTGAGTTTCCCATTGGGAAACAGGGCGTTGGCTTCGACCGGATCGAGCTTGATCAGTGGGCGGACGCCTATATCGAAGCCATGGCAATTGAAAAGGCCGTAAATCAGGACAACAATCGCCCTCGCAGCGAGCGCCAGGGCAAGAAGAAAGGAGAATTGCCGTGGCCCAAAAAGCAATCACAGGCCTCCAGCAAATGCCGAACGGCATCTGGAAGATTGACAAAAAGTACAGAGGAGAACGAATTCAAGAGAGTACTGGCACTTGTAACCGCGCCGAAGCGGAGCAATACCTGATCCACAGGCTGGAGCAGCTTCGCCAGCAGAAGGTGTACGGAGTACGCCGGGTCAGAACATGGCGGGAGGCGGCGACTCGCTTCCTGCTGGAAGTGAAGGACCAGGCCTCGATCCACATTTCGGCTACTTATATGGAGCAGCTCGACCCGTTCATTGGGGATATGCCGCTGACACACATCGACGACGACGCGCTCGCCCCGTACATCCAGTCGAAGCTGCACCCGACTGAAGGCAGGCCCGTCACAAACCGTACGGTGAACATCGCGCTGCAAAGGGTGATTCGAGTGCTGAACCTTTGTGCGCGAAAGTGGCGGGACGAAGAGCGCCGGCCCTTGCTTGATGTTGTGCCGATGATCTCTCTGCTGGACGAGAAAACGAACAGCCGGAAGCCCTACCCGCTTTCGTGGGAAGAGCAGTCGATCCTGTTCGCCGAACTCCCGGCGCACCTGCAGACCATGGCCTTATTCAAGGTCAACACGGGGTGCAGGGAGCAGGAAGTTTGCAAGCTTCAGTGGAATTGGGAGATTGCGGTACCGGAACTGGGAACGAGCGTGTTCCTAATTCCGGCGGGATTCGGCGGAAGAAGCGCCAGGTCCGGGGTGAAAAACCGGGACGAGCGCCTGGTCGTTTTGAATGACGTGGCCAAGTCGGTGATCGAGAAGCAGCGCGGCAGTCATCCGCTCTACGTGTTCCCGTTTGGCAAGCCAGATGGCGAGGGGAATGAAACGACGGTTCACCGCATGAACGACTCGGCCTGGAAGAAGGCGCGGATCAGGGCGGCGAAGAAATGGCAGGAGAAGTTCCTGCGGCCGGCACATGATGGCTTTACCAGGATCCGCATTCACGACTTGAAGCACACCTTCGGGAGAAGGCTACGGGCTGCAGGTGTGACTGAGGAAGATCGGAAAGCGCTGCTCGGCCACAAGAACGGAAGCATCACCAGTCACTACTCGGCGGCGGAACTGGATCAGCTGATTGCGGCGGCAAATAAGGTATCAGCAACCGACTCGCGCGCACCAGCGCTCACGATTCTGAAAAGGAGGGAAGCATGAACGAAAACGCCAGGGTCACTCGGAAAGTCACTATGGCAGAAACAACAAAGCCGCTCGAAAGCGGCTAAGTCGTTGAATTATATGGTCGGGACGGAGTGATTCGAACACTCGACCCCTAGCACCCCATGCATGCGGAGATCGCTGAAACCCGCTAAACCCAAGGCT